GGCATTGCTGTGCTTAAAAAGATGGCACGAGAACGAAACAAGAACATTTATTTGATATCTCACAAGGACGAGTTAGTAGGTCGTGTGAATAATGTATTAAAAGTTATCAAAGAAAACGGTTTTACCAGTTACGCAACAGATACGGACTATGTCGAGGGCTAATTATTTCAAGAATAGCACCCCTCATATAGAGGATAGGCTAAACAAGCATAGTGATCACTATTCAGATTACCTTGCTATGGTACTTCGTATTCATAATGCTGAAGTAGCCTACATGGAATATCCGAATAAAGAAACTGCTTACGAATTACAACTAAGTGTCAGTGCTCTTAAAAAGAAATGTACAGTTTTATTTAAGGATGTGGCTGAGATAAGAAGTTTAATTACAGCAGAAGATAAGAAAAAGTGGGCGGGCCGAGTAAGTGAACTCGACAGATTAAAATACATACAGGTTTTTAAAAAGGAAAAAAATGACAACAACTGAACAACTACAACAACAATTTGCAGATTTTTTAGCAGAGGATGCTAAGTTTTCCGGCGGTAATAGTGCCGCAGGCACACGATCACGTAAGGCTTTAGCAGAACTAAGCAAATTAGTTAAAGCCCGCCGCAACGAGATTACTGCTGAAAAGAATGCTCGCAAGGAAGCCAAGGCAGCAAAATAATTAATGACTTGGACTTATCAAGGACAAGTTGTAACTGAATTACCTGATGACTGTGTTGGTTATGTTTATTGCATAACCAATACAATCTCCGGACGCCAATATATTGGCAAAAAGTTAGCAAAATTTAGTAAAACGACCTACAAAACTGTAAAGTTAAAGAACGGCACCAAGAAGAAAAAGAAAATTCGTAGTAAAATTGACAGCGACTGGCAGGAATATTACGGGTCCAGTCCTAATTTAACAGCAGACATAGACAAACTAGGCAAAGAAAACTTCTCCCGAGAAATATTATACTACTGCAAAAGTAAATCAGAAACATCGTACATTGAGGCCCGTGAACAATTCGACCGCAAAGTATTAGAATCAGACAATTATTATAACGGACACATACAGGTCCGTGTCCATGGCTCACACATTTTAAAATCTTAAACGGTAACAGCAAGCGCAAGCAAACATCGTGCGCCCTAGACCAGGACCTCGGGTCACTGGGATGGAAATCTCTCGCCGTAAAGAGTTCTCAATCAGTATCCTTCACAGGACCAAGATGGCAAAATCCTTGCTGTTTGATTGTTAGAAGATAAGAAAAAAGGTAAAAAGAAGGGAGAAAAACCCTACGTTTGCGTAAATGTTAGTAGATTTATGTAAGCCGCCGTCATATAAAGACTCTGCTCGTGGTACCGGATGACCGCCACTGTAATGCAGTACTACTAAGTGACATTGTTCAACTCGGATAATGTTTTTATTTTGCCCTGCTCGGGCAAAGTGTGACTGAACAATCTGGATAATATTAAAACATCTTCGATGTAAAAATGCTTCGAGTGTAAACGAAGAAGCAAGTGAACGTAGTTCGCTTTTTAAATTATAAATAAATCATCAAATAGGAAACTCTTGTTATGCGTATCGATGATTTATTTTTAGTGAAAGATCAAAATCTTGAAGAGGGACCCGTATGGGATAAAACTCGAAAGGTAGGTGCTAATATTGCTAAGGGCATCGGTGGTGTATCTCAAGCAGTAGGTGCTGTAGCAGGTGTACCTTCGGGTATTATTCGAGGAATGGCAAAGGGATATAACAGAGCCTCTGATACAATTGCTGGAGGTCCTGACGAAAATCCACAGCAAAGTAGTGGTGAGAATCCTCAGCAACCACAAGGTCAAAGTGCTGGATCTAGTTTTGCTCAAGGACTACAAGGTGGTGCAAGTTCAGGAGGTGGAGCAGGTGGCGGTGCCGTTGCTGGTAAATTAAGACAGCAGGCAAAACAACTGATGTCTATGGCTGACGAACTTGAAAAAGGCGGAGCAGAACCTCAAGGACAACAATCGGCTCCTCCTACTCAAGCACCACAGGCTCAAGAACCTCCAGACGCATCTTCATCTCAACTACAATCAACTGTGCAAGCGCCTTCCGCTGATGCACAGGCTTATCTTGATACACACGCAAAAGAAACTCCTGCATCAGCAGGAGCCGCTAATGCAAGCACTACATCTAGTACAGACGGAAGTTATAATAATCAAATTGGTAACGGTAAGGCTAATTACGGTGTTACTACACACTTTGATCCTAACATAATGCAAAATGTGTCTACAACTCTAGATCCTAAAGCAGTTGGTGTTGTTCCAACTACTACTAATCCTACTACAAACAATAAAGCAGATCAAGAGAAACAACAGCCAGGCCAACCACCTCAACTAGCCAATACTAGCAAAGTAGTCAGTCAAGTAGGTGACCCACGCGATCTAAACAAAGACGGTGTAGTTGATCCAATAGAAAAATCTATTGCAAGAAAAAACAAAGGCAAAAAGAAAGTACCCGCAGCCGCTAAACAAACTAATAAGAAACCAAGTATTAACGGATTAGACGTTGTAAATATGGAAGAAGGCGTACAATACTATAGTAGATTTCTTAAAACAATGATTTAAAAGAACGGCAACTGAGTTTTCTTAGTTGTGTCTAGATTATCTTCTATAATTTTGCTCAGTATCTCTCGATCGCCTATTTCAAGATCATAGGCTTCGGTAAAGGAAAGACTACCTCGCATGTACCAACAAAATTTATAAAGTTCTTGTTTAATGGCTTTTGTCTCAAGTTCCATGCGTTTAACAAGGTTGACTATGTCTTCCATAGCCATGGACAAAAGCCTTATGCGAAAAAATAACTAGCGTCAAACACCAAAGGTATTTGTATTTCGTCAGTAGTAACACCTGCCTCACGCATTTGCTCAGTGGTCTGAATCTTTAATGGTTTAATAGCATTATTTTCTCTTAGAGTTTCGATATGTTTTTTAACTTCGTCAAAAATTTCTTTATCTGAGTTTTCCATAAACTCTTTTAGGTGAGCAGGATTATCTGTAGTACCCGCAGAACTTTCAATTGCATATATAGAATTGTTAACTATTCCAATAGTGATTTGATTTAGTTTTTCAAAACTTTCATTAAACACTTTGGCTTTTTCAGTATCGGATATATTTTGATTATTAACGGTATCAAATATTTTTTGAGTTTCAAAAGTTTTAAGAGCACTTTCGGTCATTTGTTTATAGTTAATAGGTCTAACATGAATAGTTAAATCAGGGCTTACAGGTATTGCTGTATTCCAAACAACTTGCTCCATAAGTGTATCCATTAACATGGTAAGATTTAAATTATATTCAAAATCTTCTCCGTTGTCTAGCGTAACAGGGACTGTCATAGTTTCACCGTAGGTGGCAATACGAATAGCAATTAAGATAACATCTAAATCCAAATTAGGAGTTTGCCAAGCATTCTTGATGTTAGGCAAACAGTGCTCAATAACACTAACAACGGCTTGTCCATTCATAAGAGCATCAGGAACCTTGAGCATTAGTTCGTCTTTTGCAGTCATAGAGTAAACAGGGTACTCTCCGTTTTCAGTTTTTTCTAAACTGCCCGCGGCCCAAAATTCCCCTCCGCTGGGAAGTTTGATGTAGATTTTTGGCTGACGCATGAACCCTGCTAACGGGTTTTGATTTACTTTTGGTTGAGGAACCATAAAATTTCTCCGATAAATAAACTTGTCTAAGTATGACAATATTTATGTACGCACAGAATGGTGGATTTAATCAATGGCTGAAGTAACAGGCACGATAGGCAACGAACCGGTAGAACTCAATAATGCGGCAACTGAAGCCACGTTAAGGGCTATGCTGGCCGCTCTCAATAGGCAAACTGCCGCAATAGTTAATATGAGTAAATCTGGAGGCGGTGGCGGTGCTATGGGTGCTAACACACAGGCTACTCAGGCATCAACTAAAGCAACTCAACAACAAACACAAGCAACAGGTCAACAAACAGTTGCTACTAATGCGGCAACAGAAAGTATGAGTAAGTTTGCCAAAGGGGCAATGATCCTTGGAGGCATTATTGGAGATCTTGTAGGCGGTGTTGCTAAAACTGCAACTAACCTAGCGGGATTTGCTGGATCACTGATGGACGGTACTGGCAATGTTAGTGATTTTTACGGAGCATTAAAAGATTTACCTTTAGGGCTAGGAATAGTTGCAGGACTGTTTCAAAAGATTGCCCAGATGCAGGAAGCAGAGTTAAAGACTTATCGTGACTTATCTAAAGCAGGTGTCAATTTTGGAGGTAGTCTTAATACTGTACGAATGAATGCTCTTAGTTTAGGAATGACTATGGATGAGTATTCAAAAGTCATTACTAACAACAGAGAAGCATTGCAGAAACTAGGCGGCGATACTGATACAGGAGCACGAGCATTTCAGAACATGGCTATGCAACTTAGGAACAGCGAACTAGGTGATCAACTACGATCTATGGGCAACTCTACTGAAGATATTACTAACGGATTAGGATCGTACATTAAAAACACCGGTATTAGAAGTAAAGCAGAAATGGATAATGTTGCTAATCAGAAAGCCTTAGCACAATCTGCAGGCGAGTACATGAAAAATTTACAAGTATTAAGTCAATTAACTGGAGAAAGTAAAGAGGCTCTTGAAGCCAAGATGGCTGAAGAGACACAAGAAGCACAGTACCAACAGTACCTAAGCACACTGTCAGAAGATCAAAAAGCCAAAGCCAATCAAGCAATGCAAGAAGCAACAGCAAGATTTGGTAAAGCAGGTGCCCAAGCAACTAAAGATCTGTTAATGGGCTTGCCACCAATGACTGAAGCAGGCCAACAAATTATGGCTCAGTCTAAAGGATTTGCACAAGCCGCTACAGGATATGTAAAAATTGTCAATGACGGTAGTATAAAAGGTAAAGAAGCACAAAACCGTATTAGTCAAACTACTGACAAAGGTGTAAAAGCCATGGGCGACGAAGCCAAAGCAATGGGCATTACTAACTATGCGATAGGTAGATTAGGCGGAGTAGCCACCGAAGTTGCCGCAACTCAGGCTAAGTCTAATCTAGCGGTGATAGGGGCAAATGGTGATTTGACAAAACAACGAGAACAACAACTTAAAGAAAACGAAGCATTACAAAACTCTGCGGCTGGTAATGCACAGCGAGCAGAAAAAGGTATGAAGGACATGGGTGCCGCAATCTATGGAGCACTACAACCTGCTATTGCATTTTTAACACCTGTTGTTAATGATTTAGCAAATCAGTTTATGGGATTTGTTAAAGATAATATGCCCGCTATAAGAAAACAACTTACAGTATTTGCTGAGTACATGGCAGATTTTGCAAAAAATTTGATGAGTCCTGCTGGTAGAGAAAAGATTATCAATGATTTAGTTTACTATCTAAAATTAATGTGGATTGAAGTAAAAGCAAATTTACCTTGGCCATTCAACGCCAGCGGAGGCGACACTCAACGATCAAAAGATGCTCTTGAATTAGAAAAACAAAGTTTTAATAAAAAAGCAGAAGCCGCTAGATTAGAAATGGAAAATCAAACTAAATTAGATGCACTGAAAGTTAAACAGGGCCAAGGCGACCAGGCTAATTGGGCTTCTCAAGTTGAAGCCGCAGAATCAACAAAAGCCGCACTGGAAAAAACTTTAAAAGAAAATAAAAATCTAGATGATGTTCAGAAAAAAGCAATACGGTCTTCTATAGAAGAAGCCGAACAGACTATTGCTGATAAAAAAGCCGCTGTTGATATGGCAAAAGATGCTAGTTTTAATACAAAGGCGGCCTCTGAAGTACAGAGTCAAGTTGATAAGTTAAAAGAAGAAGCAGCCAAAAAAGAAAAAGAATCACTTGCCGCGAAAAACGGTCAAAATACTTCCACTCTTCAAGAGCAGGCAAAAACAGCAAACATCAATAATAAACCTCCTGTTAATACAACTGTAGAAAAGAAAGCATCAGGAGGTCCTGTTAAAACAGATGTTCCTTATTGGGTTGGTGAAGACGGTCCTGAATTGTTTACAACTAAGACGGCTGGCGAAATTATACCTAATGACAAAACTAAAGACCTTAACACTTTGAATAAAGATTCTTTACCTATGCCAACTCCTGACTTCAAAGGCGGCATGGATAACATGACTAAAAATCTACAAGGAAATTTTAAAAACATTGCTAACGGCATGCCCAAAGAACAACAGCAAAATCAAGAAATTAAATTATCAAATGAAACTCTAGCATCTTTTAGAAAAATATTTAATTCTGATTTTATGCCTAAAACGCAACTTTCTGAAAATACCAAAGACACGGTACAGGGACTTGATACTAAAAATCAAATAGCCCAAATGTCAAAAAGTATTCATTCAACACTATTTGACAATATTGCTAAACAATCAGATTCAAAAGAAAAATCTGTTTCGCCGGAAACATATCAAAAACTTCTTGATAATATTTCTAAAATTCAGCCAATATCTGACGAAGCAATGAAAAACATGCAGATGCAATCTAAAGCAATGCTTGATATTAATAAAGATAATAAAGAAAAAAATAAAGAAAATTTAGTATCAAAGGAAAATAAAGTTCCCGATATTAACTCCAATCAGTCTAAAATTCAAACAGATATGTTTAAATCGTTTACTGACACACTATTGCCCGGATTCATAAACAAACTTCCGGGTATCGGAGATTTGGGAAAGAAACAAGATGAAACTCAAACAGATACCAAATCTTTTATAGATACTATGACAAAAAATTTAGATGATAAAATTAAAAGTATTACATCTAATGTAAACAATACTGCAAATACAGCACCGGGAACCGACACTAAAGTAGTTAATGAAAATTTACTAAAGGAGATGCAACAGTTAAATAAGAATACAGTAGAACTACTAAAATATACGAAGATGACACTTGAAGAAAACAAGAATCAAACTTCAAAACTTGGTTCACTTTCTGGAAACTTATACGTTTAATTAAATTATGTCTTGGAAAAAGTACTTTACCCCCGTTAATCTGTCTGGACAGATGAGCACTATTAGTGGCATGAATCGTCCGCATGGTTCTAAGACAAATTACAGTTCTTATCTGCCCGATGTCTATTCGGGCCATCCAAATCGCTTAGAGCGTTATGGTCAGTACGATACCATGGACGGAGACTCAGAAGTCAATGCGGCCCTAGATATCCTAGCAGAGTTCTGCTCACAAGAAAATGATGAGAACAGAACTCCTTTTCAAATCTTTTTTAAAGAGCAAGCCACATCTGCCGAAACAAAGATCATTAAAAAGTACCTACAGCAGTGGTCAAAGTTAAACAAGTTTAACAGCAGAATTTTTAAAATTGTACGAAATGCGTTCAAATACGGAGATAGTTTCTTTGTTCGTGATCCCGAAACACAAGCATGGATGTATATCGATCCTAACAAGGTTGATAAGATTATTGTCAACGAAAGCACAGGTAAAGAACCCGAACAGTATGTTATCCGCGACCTGAACATTAACCTAATGTCATTGACAGTTACTCAAATTAGTCCGAACAATCCTTCAGGTACACCGGGAAACAGTAATTACGTTACCGCAGGTGCTCAACAAAAAGGAATGGCTGGTGGCGGTGGTGGGCAACCTAATCAAGGTAACCGATTTGGTGTTAATCAAAATCAATATGCTATCGATGCTAGACACGTGATTCACCTCTCAATGAGTGAAGGTTTAGACAATAATTTCCCATTCGGTAACAGTTTATTAGAGCCTATCTTCAAAGTATATAAACAGAAAGAACTGCTTGAAGATGCTATCATTATCTATCGTGTACAACGTGCTCCTGAGCGTAGAGTGTTTTACATTGACGTAGGTAACATGCCAAGCCACTTGGCAATGAGTTTCGTAGAACGTGTTAAAAACGAAGTAAATCAGCGTAGAATTCCAAGTGTTACTGGTGGTGGCCAGACTGTTACGGACAGCAGTTATAATCCGTTAAGTATGAATGATGATTACTTTTTCCCACAAACTAGTGAGGGAAGAGGCAGTAAGGTTGAAATATTACCAGGAGGTACTAACCTTGGAGAAATCGATGATCTTCGCTATTTCACAAACAAACTTTTTAGGGCTTTGCGCATCCCTTCAAGTTATCTACCTACAGGTCCAGATGACGGAGGTAGTAACTTCAATGATGGCCGTGTGGGCACTGCCTACATCCAAGAATTAAGATTTAACAAGTACTGCGAACGCTTACAAAGTTTAATTAACGAGCAGTTTGATGCGGAATTTAAACTGTATATGCAGAACAAAGGCATTAACTTTGATCCTAATGTATTTGATTTAAAATTTAACCCACCGCAGAACTTTGCGGCCTACCGTCAAGCAGAAATGGATAGTGTTCGTATCACTACCTTTGGATCTATTGCGGCTGTGCCACATATTAGTAAACGCTTTTCACTCAAACGTTTCTTAGGTCTAACAGCAGAAGAAGTAGCAGAAAACGAACAAATGTGGAAAGAAGAAAACGGTATGAGTAAAGATGCGTTACCTGCCGGTAGTGAACTACGTGGTGCTGGTGTAACAGCAGATGGTATGCAAACTGACTTGGATACATTAAGTCAATCAGGTGAATCGCCTGAGGGCATGGAAGGCGGTCCTGAACCAGATATGAGCGGTGCAACTCCGGGAGCGGCTCCTCCGGGAGCACAACCCCCAGCACAGTAATAAATATTGACATGCTACTAAACGAATTCATCTATTTTAATCAAGATAACGGACTTGAAGATAAAAACAGGTACGATCCCTTTCACGATACTTCCGTTATAAGAAGCAAAGATCTGCGTAAAACTAGGCTAACTCTCCGTATGCTTAACGATTTACGCAAAGGCGGTGATGCTCGCTACAAAGAGCAAAAAGAAGACTTAGAGTTTGTAAAAGTCATGTATGCCGCTCCTCCCGCTGAAGAAGGCGCAGTTTAAACTACAAACTTAACTTCATTAGGTAGAATCTTAAATATCCTTGTGAATTCCAACCTCAATACCAAAAAACCTGGTTTTTTCGGCTATTTCATATAAGTATTCCTATGCGGCTGTAAATACGTCGACAGCCTTGCCAATATAATAGGAGACCAACGCAATGACTAATAAGTTTGAACAACTTCTAGATTATCTAGTAAACGAGGAAATGGACAAGGCAAATGAATTGTTTCATGAAATCGTTGTAGAAAAATCTAGAGATATATACGAAAATCTAATCGCTGAAGAAGCGGAAGAAGACGAAGAAGAAATGGACGAAGCCCAAGAAGACGATGAGGAAGACGACGAAGAAGAGTTAGACGAAGAAACTACTCTTGAAATCGGTGGCGACCCAACAGATGCTATGGCCGGCGACATGGGAGCACCTGGTGCTGACATGGGCGACGACGGAATGGATGATATGGATGATATGGGCGGTGACGACATGGCCGGTGATCTAGGCGACGAAGGCGGTTCTACAGAAGACCGTATTGACGATTTAGAAGACGCTCTAGAAGAACTAAAAGCAGAATTTGAAGCCCTAATGGCCGATGAAGAACACGAGCCAGAGCACCACGACGGCGTTGACGATCCAGACTTCGGTGACGAAGAAGGTGAAGAAGACGACGAAGAAGGTGAAGAAAACCCATTCGGCGACGAAGAAGATGATAGCGAAGAAGACGAAGACGAAGGCATGTTTGAAAGCCGTCAACGTGTTCGTGAATATAGAGACACAGTTGGTAACGACTGGGAAAAGAACAGCATGAAAACTCCAGGACCTATTGGTTCAGGTAAAGGTGACAAGGCTGGTCAAACAGACGTAAGCAACACACCTAGCCCAGTTAGTTCTGGTAAAGGTAAGCCAACAACTGGTGCAACAGCACACAACATTCTAGCAAACACTAAAGGTGTTGGCGAAATGAGTGGAACAAGTCCTAATATGGACAAAGGTTCACGTGGTTTAGTTGGCGCTACTAAAGGCGAGTTCACTAAGGGTGTTGAAAAGAACATCTCTAACAAGGCCAATTCTAGCATGAAGTCAGGTTCAGCACTAGGTAAAGTTAGTGGCGGACATGGCGCTGAGAAGAAAGGCGGCGGCGGAGAAGGACAAGGATGGGGAACGGGTAAAGGTGACAAAGCAGGTCAAACTGGGTCTGTCAATACCAAGAGCCCAATAACAGGCGCACCTAACAGGAACGCTTAATAATGAAAATATCTTATCTAAGAGAACATTTAAGTTTTGATCAAGCGCGATGCGTAGTAGAGTCTGTTGAAGGTCAAGAAGGCAAGAGTCTGTACCTAAAAGGCATTGCTATTCAAGGCGGTATTCGCAATGCTAACCAGCGTGTTTACCCAGTGAATGAAATTACTATTGCAGTTAAAACGCTTAATGATCAAATACAAAATGGGTACTCTGTATTAGGTGAGGTAGATCATCCTGAAGACTTAAAAGTAAACTTGGACCGTGTGTCGCACATGATTACAGACATGTGGATGGATGGTCCGAATGGTTATGGAAAGATGAAAATCCTTCCTACCCCAATGGGTAATCTAGTAAAGACTATGCTTGAAAGCGGTGTAAAACTTGGTGTTAGTTCCAGAGGTAGCGGAAACGTTAACGAAGGTAACGGCCAAGTATCTGAGTTTGAGATCATCACAGTTGATATAGTTGCTCAACCAAGTGCGCCGGGAGCATATCCTACACCAATTTATGAACATTTGATGAACAGTCGTAATGGTCATAGAGCATTTAGGACAGCGCAAGAGGTACAAAAAGATCCCAAGGCAGAAAAGTATGTCCGTGAGGCCATGCTGAGTATCATAAATGGCTTAAAAACCTAAGGAGAAAAAGCGATGATGGACGCATTCAAGAGGTTAGTCGAAAGTGGTGTTATAGGTGAGGACGTAGGTTCTGAACTAGACACGGCTTTTAACACTAAGATTCAAGAAAACCGCGACCAAGTCACTGCTGAACTACGAGAAGAGTTTGCTCAAAAATATGAACACGATAAGCGTTCTATTGTTGAAGCACTCGACAAAATGGTTGGCGATAGATTGGCCGCAGAGATGGCTGAACTTGTAGAAGATAAGAAAGGTTTGGTGGAAGCCAAAGTTGCTTATCAACACAAGGTAGCAAGAGATTCCAAAATGATGGAGGCTTTTGTTATTAAGCAGTTAGGTAAAGAATTAGGAGAATTTCAAAACGATCGTCAAAAGGTCGCAGAGAATTTTTCTAAGTTAGAACAGTTCATTGTAACTGCTCTAGCAAGAGAAATCAACGAATTTAGTCAAGACAAACGTGAACTAGCAGAAGCGAAAGTGAAGTTAGTCCGTGAAGCAAGAAAGAAATTCGATGAGGTAAAACAACGTTTCATTCAAAGAAGCGCCGGATTGGTACAAGAGACAGTTACAAGAAAACTTACTTCTGAGTTATCTCAGTTGAAAGAAGACATTAACTCTGCTCGTCGTAACGCATTTGGTCGTAAAATGTTTGAAGCATTTGCCCAGGAGTATTCTACAAGTTATCTAAATGAAAAGTCTGAAACAAGTAAATTGTTAAAAATTATTCAAAAGAAAGATGCAGAGTTAGCCGAAGCACAAACGACTGTCACAGAAAAACAGCGTGTTATTGAGTCTAAGGAACGCGAAGTTCGTGTTGCTAAAGACTTAATGGAACGTAAAGTAGTGATGGGTGAGTTACTAGCACCTTTGAGTGCTGAACAAAAAACGATTATGAAAGAGTTGCTTGAGTCTACCAAGACACAACGACTTACTGAATCATTTGACAAGTACCTACCAGCAGTGCTAGAAGGTAATATAGTTAAGCCAGCCGCTAAAAAGGCTGTATTGACAGAAGGTCAAGCGGTCACAGGTAATCGGGAAGTGAAAAATCAGCCTCAGGTAGGCTCAGATAACATTTTAGATATCCGCAAATTAGCGGGACTAAAATAATTTAATATTCAAGGAGAAGACATAAAATGTCACAATTATTAAATGAAAGATGGTCAGAGACCAAAGACGCTCTGCTTGAAGGCCTACAAGGTACTCGTCGTTCTTCTATGCAAGTTTGCTTAGAGAATACACGTAAGTACTTGGCAGAAGCCGCAACAAGTGGTGCAACAAGTTCTGGTAATATCGCTACACTAAACCGTGTGATTCTTCCAGTTATTCGTCGTGTTATGCCAACAGTTATTGCCAACGAAATCATCGGTGTTCAGCCAATGACTGGCCCTGTTGGTCAAATTCACACACTACGTGTTCGTTATGCTGATACCAGCGGTAGCGATGGTATCGTAGCAGGTGAAGAAGCATTGAGCCCATTTAAGATTGCTAGTGCTTATTCTGGTAACAACAATGACACTACACCACGTGCTAGTGCCACTTCAGTTCTTGAGGGACAACCAGGTAAGCGTATGAGCATTCAAATCTTGAAAGCATCAGTTGAAGCCAAATCACGCAAACTAAGCGCACGTTGGACTTTTGAGGCTGCTCAAGATGCTCAAGCACAACAAGGTATTGACATTGAGGCTGAAATTATGGCCGCCCTAGCACAAGAGATCACAGTTGAGATTGATCAAGAGATCTTAACTTCTCTACGTTCTTTGGCTTCTGTTGAAGAAACTTATGACCAATCACAAGTTTCTGGTACAGCAACATTTGTTGGTGACGAGCATGCCGCTTTAGCGATCATGATCAACCGTGCTAGTAACTTAATTGCTCAAAGAACACGTCGTGGTTCTGCTAACTGGGCAGTTGTTTCTAACCAAGCATTGACAATTCTTCAATCTGCTACAACTTCTGCGTTCGCAAGAACAACAGAAGGTACATTCGAAGCACCTACAAACACTAAGTTTGTTGGTACATTGAATAACAGCATGAGAATTTATGTTGACGCTTATAAGAGCGATACAGACGACAACAACCAAATTCTAGTTGGTTATAAAGGTTCAAGCGAGGCTGATGCCGCCGCTTTCTACTGCCCTTATATTCCATTGATGAGTTCTGGTGTTGTTCTAGATCCAAATACATTTGAGCCAGTAGTTGGCTTCTTAACACGTTACGGATATGTTGAGTTATCAAACACAGCATCTTCACTAGGTAACGCCGCTGACTACCTAGCCAAAGTTGCTATCACAAGTGCAACAGTAAGTTTCCAATAATATTGGATTTGGTCTAAAGCAAATCAAGAAACCCGCTTCGGCGGGTTTTTTGTTAAATAACAAGCCGGTTATCATTTTAACTGAGTTTATGCGGTACCATCCGCGTAGAGCCTAGAACGCTCACAACATTAAGGAGAAACAAAATGGGACGTCCAATTAAAAAGAAGTTTTTTGGTAACTTATATGATAACCAAGCAGTAAATGGATTCAGTGGTATTGGTGGTGAAGGTGTAGCCAGTGTTAGATTCACTAACAGTGGTACACTATATTCACAAGGTACTACAGTATCTTTCTCAGCACCTACAATAGTTGGTGGTGTACTTGCGACTGGTACCCCAGTCATTGATGCCGCAGGTCTACTACGCGGTGTTACAATTACAAAAGAAGGTACTGGTTATACAAGTGCTCCGACGCTTACAGTAACTACAGCATCACAAGTTACACAATATGTAACCAACTCCGGTGTTAGTGCTACTAATACTCTTAGTGTTGCTAGCGTAGTTGGCATTCAAATTGGTATGAGAATTTATGGTGGCGGCAACGGTGGCCTTGTTACAGCAGTTGATCCAGTGTTGAATCGTGTTACATCTAGCCTTCCTAACGATACATCATGGACTAACGCAAACAACTTAAAGTTTTATGACCAAGGTTCCGGTCAAATTAACACAGTTACTTTAAAAACAACTAACGCTTCTAACGATTCTATTTTGTTTACATCTTATCTAACAACAGGTAGTTCTGCTATTAGTGGTGGTGATATTATCAAACAAGAAAGTTCACGTCGTTACCTAGTACGTAACGCACAAGGTGTAGGTGTTTGTCATTTAAGTTCAGGTACAGGTGTTAATCATATTTTAACACCCGGTAACATGCACATTGTTGCTACAGATACAACTGGTGCTACTTATTATGTTTTAAGACTAGCCGCTCGTAAAGCACTAGTGTTTAATAGAACAAATACAAGTACAGCGGTATATAAATCATTTAAGAATGTGCCTTGGGATACTAGAGCCGCTTATGTAAGTACTAGCGGTGCTGTAGTTGTTTCAATTCCTATTGCTCCATAAAATTTAAGTATACAAAAACGCCCTTCGGGGCGTTTTTCTTTGGTAAATACCTATATGACAACACAACAATGGTATTCTCCTACAATTACTTCTCAATATGCCGAGTTTGATCAACATATTCAATGGCAAGCAGGTGTTACTAATTCTTTTGACGAGCGAGGGCGTCTTATTACTAACCCTAATACAAATTTAAGCAACATGACTGGTACTATTCAAAGTATAAGTCCGTTACTTTATATTGCTAATGACGGACATGCTCCTCTTAGACAAAAGACTTGGTACATTACATTTACGGGATTTAATATTACAGGATTAACAGATCCCATTAACGGAATACAAGTACAAACTTCAATTCGCCGAAAAGGTAGAATAATGGACGAAACTGTACAACTTACCTATCAAGAAAATTTAATGGGCGAAAATAAGATTAACTATAAATTAGACGAACTTAATCATGTGCCTGTTCACAATTCAATGGTGTACGGCGGTCCTACTGACCTATGGGATAACCAACTAACGGCAGCAATGATACAAGATCCTACATTTGGTGTAACTCTACGACTACAAAGCCATTTATATTATCCGCACAAAGAAACTGTGCTAATAGACTCAGTTCAGTTAATGGTGTATTAAACGCTAAATATGCTTAAAGGAATCGTTTCATGAGTGCTGACAAGTTAGTTCTTTCTGGTGATTATTATGTTAAAACTGCTAGTTCTGGCACGATTACTCTTGACACCGGTGTCCTTATGGGTAAAGTTGTTATTACGGGTAACTTAGATGTTCAAGGGGTTACAACACAGATTGAAAGTACTAATGCTACAATTAAAGATAACATTATTGTTTTAAATCAAGGTGAGCCAGTACAAGGTTCAATTAGTGCCGGTGGCGGAACATCTGGTATTAAGATTTCTAGAGATCCTACAGACAGCGATGCCTATGCTGTAACTATGTTATGGGACAACTACAGACCATATACTGCGGCAACTACGGGAAATGGGTTATGGACATTTAAAAATGAAAATTTGTTTGCTGGTATTGAAACAGGATTCCTTAAAATCAACGGTGCTCAAGCAGGACAAGATAAAAACTATATTTTAACTGACGGTGTTTCTAATCTTCAACTTACAGATCTTGGTTACACATCAAGAATGTTGAATTCAACTGAAGATAATGATATACCTAATAAAGGATATGTTGACTATAAACTTAATTCGATACATGGTGTAGGAACAGCAACTAGTGCTAGATTTATACAAGCAGGTAATAGTTCTATTATGATTAACGATCATACAGATCAGCCTGCTACTGCTACAAGTTTTATTACAACATATATTGACGGTATAGATGCATTTAGAGTATATCCAACTTCAGTTGGAATGCCTGTAATCAATTTAAACTTTACTCCTTCATCAATTTCATCTTTAGCCGCAAATACAGATTTGACCCTATCTGCTAACGGATCTGGAGTTATTGCTGTTAATAACGGAATATCTTTTATTGCTCCTGTATCGCCAGCATGGCATCCTCCTGCTCCCGAAACAGGTAGAACAAAAGTCTATAGTAGTTCAACAGTAGGTGCAGGGTCAACCGGATTAATGTACAACCATTCAGACGGAACTAATATCGTCTACGGTGAATTAGTTTCGGCCAGAAAAGCAATTTTACTAGGGATAATATTTTAATGGCAATCACAAATACACAATTAACAACGGCACCTGGACCAATTTTAATCTCTTCAGGTGAGAATGCTATTACAGCATTAATTTTTTGTAATACCAGTGCAACTACAGATGCAACTGTAGATATTTGGATGGTACCAACTGGATTTGCAAGAGGAGATAACAATAAAATCTGTAAAGCAATCTCAGTTCCTCGAGGAGAAACATTTAGTATTGATTCAGAAAAGTTTATTCTTGCAAATGGTGATAGTGTTCAAGCACAGGCTTCACAAAACTCAGTTATCACTGCAACGATTAGTTATATAGCACTATCTTAAAATGAAATTTTATAAACGCAATTCTCTAAATCCAAAAGATCCAATGAGCAATAATTTTGCTGTGGATTCTAATGGAATGATTTTAACAAAGTCTGTTATAGGTATGGAACTACCTTCAGGTAGTACTCTTAATCGTCCGGGCGGAACAAATTATCCAACTGAGCCTTTGGTATCAGGAACAGTACGTTATAACAGTGATCTTAGAGATTTAGAAGTTTATGAAAGAAATCAATGGGAAAGAATTCGTACGGTTCGACCTGCTACTATTACAGTTCAAAATTTAGGCAACGGTGATTATGCTAGTACAATTTTTGGACCTTTAAACTCGGACTATACAGCATCGTATACCGCCGGTGCTCAAAACATTATGGTGTATATTGATAACGTTTATCAAATTCCCACAACAAACTACAGTATTACACTAACACCTGCTACTATTACAGAAACAGTTGCAACACCTGCTTACACAGGAACTAATACAGTTCAAGTACTTGCAGGTATTGGTTCTCCTCTTACAAATATTATTACTGCTACTGTAGGAACTATGTTAGTTACTGGAGTAGGTATACAAACAGGAACAACTATTATACAAACTTTTAGTGAGCGTGTAATAAATCCTACTGCTACTAATTATTATTTTGTATTCAGCAACCCTGTAACTCAAACATTAAATTCAGGAACTACATTCCTTGTATCTTATACTACAGGCTCATATATATTATTTACAGGAGCAGTTCCAACCAAACCTGTTGTAACATTACTTGGATTTGACGGATACTTTCCAGCCGGTTGATTAAATGAAGGTAGCAATTTGCTTTAGCGGTCAGGCCAACCGAATAACTGAAAACACGGATCTTTTTAAATCACAACTGTTAAAATATACAGAATATTCTCATTGTGATTTATTTTTTAGTCACTGGGAAGGCGAGCAAGATCTAAATAATTTTAAATCTTTTTTAGAAAAAGAAATACCTAATTATAATATTGCAAGATTAGAATTTACTCCCCACTATAACTGGTCTAGTCAATATTCACAAAGCGATTGTTGGAGTCAAGGCAATAGACCTGAACAGATGTTTAAACAAGCAGGCGGCATAAAAAATGTAGATGCTCTTAGACAACAATACGAAAAAACACATAATTTTAAATATGATCTAGTTATTAGATCTAGAGGTGATATTGATATTCGAAATGATATTAATTTATCTGAATGCGTTAATTTGCCAAATACAGTTTCTTTTGCATCAAATTGGATGTTCCCATCATGGTGGAATGTTGATAGGTACGCTGGACAAGAAATGCGAAACGACCAATGGTTTGCCTCTAATAGCGACATAATGTCCAAAATAACAAATATAGTTGATTATATGGACGAATATACAGCCGCTGGCGCAAGATTTCATCCTGAAACTTTACTATGGTGGCATGTTGCTAAAACTGTCGGTGCTGATTCTAAATTTATGAATTTTAGAACTGTACTTCGTGGAGTTGACAACGACTAAATCCTAAACTAGGGTTATTTTCCAATCTAAATAAATACATCGATGCCGGAGTTTCTGGCAGATTATACTGTGGTAAACCCGCAATGCAAGGTGGTTATCCGTGAAACTCGGTGTATAAAGGAGCGTAGATGGCCATTGGTCGCATTACCGGTCCGTTACTAAACAGTAACCTGCAACGTGACGGTGTTAACATAGCAATGGATACCGATCTCATGGAGTGGGATGTTGGTAGACGACGCATTGGTATTAAAACTACTACTCCACAAGTTGAATTAGATGTCCGAGGCGACATTAATGGATACAATCTAAAAGTTAACACAGCCACAATTGGACTGTTTTTCCTTTACTCAAATACTTCAACTAATCAAAGTTACCTAACTACAACTAAAGGCCCAATTACTGTACAGCCGGCTAACAGTGCAACAGTATATATTATTGCTGACACTACTATAACTGGCGCCTTATATGTTAGCAAAGATTTATCAGTAGACGGTGATGTTACATTAGGATTTAATACACTTACAAATAGTGTTGTTTTTAGATCAGAAATCAAATCAGATTTCCTTCCCTATGTAAGTACAACTACCTCAGTTGCTACCACAGCCACAGGTACTGGCACAACTGCTACCGTACTTATAACAAATACTAATGTTGTTTCTGCGTATTCTTTAGGATCTACAGCAAACGTTTGGAAATCTGCATACCTACAAACTATCTACGGTAATACTATAGATACTCTAGGAACAGCAACTAACTTTCAAATGTTCCCTGATATTCCAAAATTACAGAGAACTATAAACAAAACACTAACTGTTAACGGCGACATTGCGGTTTACGGAACAAATCCAATAGGAACATCACCTGTTGTTACAAATGTATTATATGTAACAATGGATGGCGATGATGCTAACGACGGCCGTGCAATGGATTCTACTCGTGCTTGTAAGACAGTTAGCGGTGCAACAAAAAGTCCTTACTATCAACAAGGTACAGTTATCAAAGTATTATCAGGTCATTACATGGAAAACAATCCCATTGAATTGTTACCATATACTTGTGTTATCGGAGATGACTTACGTACAGTATTCTTAGAGCCTTTGAATAAAGACACTGATCTATTCCATGTTAACTCCGGTGTATACATTGCACAGATGAGTTTTTTAAATCTACGTAGAGGATCAGTGACACGCTATGCTCCAGGTGGGGCTGGAACATACACAACAGGTGCCTATTGTGCGGCATTTCCTCCTAGATTAGACAATCCAATAGATATATTTCATAGTCCGTATATTCAAAACTGTACAAATTTATCTGGCCCTTGGTTGTATGATCAGACAATGTTTGTTCCAAACAACACTGTCCAAGTTCCGTTAGTTGTAGCAACCAGTACCTATATTGCTAATACAACCACATTGTTAATTAACGTAAATCCTGTATTAACTAGCCAACAATTAGAAATTGGTATGGCTGTTAATGGAACAGGATTCACAGTTGATCCTGCTATCCCCGTAGCGGTCATTACTACGGTCACAAATGCAAATACAGGTGTTCGAAATGCTGTAACACTAATTTCAGAAAATGGTGTTTTTCTAAAAGCAGAAATTGTTGCATATATCAACTGGAAATACCCATCACTGACATATAATCAATCATTATGTTCAAGAGACACTGGATATGTTATCGATTCAATTGGCAGCGATGTATTATTAGGCGGTAATGCAAATACAGTCTATGCTGGTCAACAATATTTTATTAATAACTCAAACTTATTAGGTGAGGAGTTAAATCCCACAGTTGATGCTTATCAATATTTGACACAATGCCTAACTAATGTAGTTACAAACACTCCTATAGCAGTAACAACTGGAAACATCAGTGCCCAAACTTTTAATATTGGGTTGTCGGGAGGTGATGCTACTACTGGAACTATTACTGGTCTAGGTGTTTTATTATCTGATATTTTATTAAACGAACAAGGGTACTCAAATGCGGCGGCATTGTTAAATGCTAATAGAGGATTCATTCAATCTGAAACAGTTGCATTTGTAAATCAAAATTATGTTGGACAACCAACAACAAGTTTCACCTATGACAGAAGTACATGCTTTAGAGACATAGGATTAATACTGGGTGCGCTGACTAGCGATTTATCGTTTGGAGGCAATCAACAGACTATTAATGCCGCAACTCAGTACTGGACTGGAACTGGTCGTTCTACAACTTCTACCATTGCTGGCGAGATTCCAGAAACAGTTGCGGCTTATGAATATCTATCTCAGGTTATAAAAAATATTGTTACAAATACACTTATTCCTGACCCTTATTGTTCTACGCTCACACAATATGTAAGTTTAGCAGTTACTGGTACAATTGCCAGCGCTGAATTAATATCACAAAATTTAGAAATATTAACTAATATTATTCTTAACGGACCAAATGTAGCACCTCCACTAGTCAGCAATGGGATTACTCCTACTACACTAACAAATATTGTTAATAGTCTTAATTTAATTAACGTTAATTCTAATTGGATTAAAAATGAAATAATTGCATATGTTGATCAAACATTTACAAAACTGAATTTTACTTATAATAGCACAAGTTGTTCAAGAGACACTGGGTTGATTGTAGACAGTATTGCAATGGATTTATTATATAGTAGCGACTCTAATTCTAAATTTGCCGCACTACAATATTGGAATCAATACCCATCGGCAGATACTATTATACCCGGAGAGTTAACAACTACTACACAGGCATTTAGCCATGCAAGAGATATTTGTTTTAATATTGCTCAAAATCTTCCTGTTGTTCCTTTACAAACAAATTCAAGACAAATTTACACAACTGCAACTGGATCATTACTTGGAGCAACAGCAATTCAAAGCAATTGGCAAACAGTTATTAATATTTTAAACACAGGATCTTCTTGGGTTACAAATGCTATTATCCCTAACGGCCAGGTAACTGTAGATGCAGGAACTATTAATGCTTACAATTTAATAGTTACCAATAAGAATTTTATTATTGATGAAACAATTGAGTGGGTCCGCCAAAATTCTGCTCCTGGATTTACTTTTAACGAAACTACTTGTCGTAGAGATACCGGTTATGTAATTAACTCTGTTCTTATTGACACACTTCGTGGAGGTAATAGACAAACAATTCAGGCTGGTACATACTATTACAACTACAATAGTACAAGTACTGTATTGGTTAATGAGATTCCGCAGACCACTGCGGCCTACAAATATTTAAAATTTATTGCTGAAAAAATTGTTCAAGGTATAACAATTACAACTCCGTACCAAACTGATGTTGTTCAAAATGTGCAAGTTACTCCCGGTACATTAGCAGAAGCCAAAATTATAGTTGAAAGAATTAATCTTATCAATGATATTATTAGACTTGGTCCTGGTGCGGCAGGCAGTAAAACTTCATTGCCGTTAACTTATGGTGCAACTCCTAGTTTAACTAATGCGTACAATATATTAATTGCAAACAGAACATTTATACAAAAAGAAGTTACAGCATTTGTTGAAACAACATTTATTGATCCATTTGTATTCAGTTACAACGAGCCATTATGTTTTAGAGATACAGGATTGATTGTTGATAGTATTGTTACAGATATTAGTAATCACTCTAATCAACAGAGTATCTATGCTGGTACACAATACTGGGACGGAGCAGTTAGTGTTATTAATGGACAACTAAAAGAAACTGCCGGGGCAATTCAGTTTGCTAAAGAAGTTGCTCTAAGAGTTATTGCAAATGAACCAATTATACAATCATTCCAAACAGGAACTTCTGCTACAATTGTTACCCAAACAATTAATTCACAGTTAGGTGGTGGTTACATAGCCGCCGATTTAATATCAAGAAATTTTGATGCTATTACTACAATTATTCAAGACGGTCCAGAATATGCTCCTCCGGCAACATATTCAACAGTGACTCAATTATTGATTACAATAAGTACCTCAACAATTTCTACGATCACAAATGATACTTTATATATTGGTAATGTAACTGTATATCCCGTGGAAGATAAAAATATTCCAAGTACTTGGGGTAATAATGGAGAAGCAGATAGGCGTATTGATCCTCACGGTAGTGGAGGCGGCGCCCTAGTTGACGGCAATGCACCTTCATTACGCTCACCTGTCCAATCTTTTGTGTTTGATGCATTTACACAACTAACACAAGGCGGACCAGGTGTACATATTATTAATAAAGGATATGCACAGTTAGTTTCTGTGTTTACAGTATTTTCTGATATTGGTGTACACGTAGAGAGTGGTGGTATTGCTTCTATTGTTAACAGTAATGCTAACTTTGGCGATATCTGTTTATTGGCAGAAGGATTTGGGCCACGAGAGTTTGGCGGAACTATATATAATCCTGCCAATTATGAGTATAATCAGTTAACAAATAGTTTTGAACCAAATGTTTATTATCCTCAAGGTTACTTCCCTAATAATGCCAATGTATGTGTATTTGTACCAAGCGCCGATAACAGACCACATATTAGTTTAGTAATGGAAGTTATTCCTCCGGACGAGTATGTAGACTATGATGGAAATACTGTTCCTTATCGTAATTCTCAAGGTTACCCTGGATTTTTAACTGCCGCAAGTAATACAGCAACCTTATTTGTCGGAACATATGAAATAAGCGGCATTGATACAACTGACATGGCAGTTGGACAACGTGTTTATATTAAAGATCAATACGGGTATACTGCTGATCAAAATGGTACCGGAACTCCTTACTTGGCAACAGGTACCTATATTACAACTATTACCTATCAGACTATTTCACTTAGCAGTCCTATCACAGCAACAGGATACCAAGAAGGTAATTTAAATTATTTTAACATATATACTTGCGGTAATGCTTACTATAGTGTACTAACAAGTTACACTGCTAATAGTCCTTATCCTACTGGCCAAAGTAAAATTAAAGGTCAAGAAACTGAAACAATAGATGCTATCAACTACATGAGTAGTGTGTGTCAATCTGTTATTAGCAATACACAACTTACAACAACATATAATACATCAACTGTACTACAAATAATTGATGGTGCTTATCCAAGTGGATCAGGATCTGTTGGATTTATTGCCAACGAATTAGATATTATTACAGGAGTAATTTTAAAAGGTCCTCAAAATGCTCCTGCATCTACAGCATCTGGTGTAAAATCTTTAGGCAATGCAGATGCAATACAATTGTTAACTGAAAATAAAATATTCATACAGAATGAAACTGTAGCATATGTAGATAAAATATATCCTAATTTCACTTATAATTCAGCAAAATGTTATAGAGATACTGGACTAATTGTTGATGCTATTTCTCAAGATTTATTATTTGGTGGCACAAGCCAATCAACTTTTGCAGGTTTACAATATTGGTCACAAAATACAAACACCAATTCTGTTATTCCGGGAGAGTTTACAACAACAACTTCAGCAATAGAACACACTAGAGATACGGCTATTAGTATTACATCTGGATACGGCGGAACATCTGGTCTAGTAAGTTCTGCGTTTACAACAATATTGAATATTCTTAATAACGGAGTAAGAAATTTAACTGATAATATTGTGCCAAATGGATCTGCAAGTACTGATCCTCAAATTATTAACGGTTACAATACATTGTTATCAAATACCAGTTCAATTATTACTTCAACATTAACTTGGATCAATAATAATAATCCTGGATTTGTTTATGATCAAACTAGATGCAGGAAAGATTTGCATTATATTTTAGACAGTGTAGCATTTGATGTCCTCCATGGCGGCAATAGACAGTCTACTCAAGCAGGTGCTTACTATTATGGATTCACTGGAAATACATCTATTCCAAATGAAATTCCACAAACTACCGCGGCTTATAATTTTATCAAAGGTATTATTGGGCAGATTATCACAGGCTCACCAACAAGTCCCAGTTATCAAAATACTGTAACACAAGTTACCAATTTATCTCCAGGCCTTGATGCCCAAACAACTGTGGCTCAAAGTATTGTTGATGTAATGACTGGTATTATTAACAATGGTCCGGGAAATGTTCCTGATTCCCAACGAGTTCCTTGCCCACTAACACCTAGTAGTGATTCTAATGTCGTTAACGCTTATAATTTAATTCAGGCAAATAGAGCATATATTCAGACAGAAACCATTGCATATATCAACAAAACTTACAGTGGATTCACATATAATAGACAAAAATGTCGTCGAGATGTTGGACTAATAATAGATGCACTAGTTTACGATTTAAGTACAGGAGGCAATAGCCGTGCTGTTGAAGCCGCTGTTACTTATTACACTAAAGACGGTACATACCATATTGTTAGTTTAGAAGATCAAGTAAGAGATCCATTACTATTTGTTGACGGTATAACTGTGAACTTCTATCAGCGTTCATATATGAGTGCATCTGGGTATGTATTTGAGTATGTTGGGGCTGGTACCAATTACGGTGCGTTACCACAAGTTGGTAGAGTTGATCCAAATCAGTCCAAGGAAACAGTTCAGTTAAATAATGGTAAGGTATTCTTTACTTCTACTGACCAGAACGGTGATTTCCGAATTGGCCCAGGATTGGTAGTCAGTCAAGCGACAGGTGTGTTAAGCGGTCGAACATTCACAAAGAGTTTGTTTGCCCAGATGACACCGTTCATCTTGGTTGTTGGCGAGGGTGGCTTTTAAAATTAAGGAGATATAAATGGCATTAATTCCATTAAACACGTTTAAGACAAAGACAAAAATTTTAGATACAAATACAACGGCCAGCGTGTATGTTGCCCCAATTGGTGTAACGGCAATTGTTCTGATGGCACAGGTGGCAAATACTGACACGATTGACCATACGGTAACTTTTAGTCATTACAGAAGATTTAGAGTTCTTCCAGATGCACAGGGTAACAATGCACAAGACCCAAATATAAACACAGAATTAGTGGCAGGGTATGATATACCGCCTAATGATTCTGCTTCTTTAATCACAGGTAAGATGATCTTAGAAAGTCAGGACAGCATTAGAGCATATGCAGATTCAACTGGTACATGCAAACTAATCCTAAGTATTCTAGAAACAGCCAACGCTTAATAACTTGAGAAACACATGAGTCGTCTAGTAAGTCAAAGAAAAAAATTAAAATCATTTGCTCAAATGACCCCAGATAGGTGGACATGGCTTGGGCTTGAGCAAGCAATGCCCAACTTAGGGCAAGCACCATCTACAGACGACGGATATACCCTAAAACAAGACATTAAAGGTGTTACACAGTTTAGCAGTGAATTGGGCAGATTAAATTTTAAAGATCAAAAGATAACTCCAGCCGGAACTGGCACTGACATTACTATTGACGGTCTAGGTAAGAGTGAAATAAAATTTAAACCTAGTACCACAGTTACCGTTGATGGTAAACTATCTGTAACTGGTGATACAACAATTAACGGTAAAATTAGGGTATTAGGCGAAAATCCTTTAGGTACGGCACCATATGTTAAAAATACTTTATACGTTACAATGGACGGAGACGATACAAATGATGGTCGTGCTCAAGATGCATCTCGTGCTTGCCGTACTATTGCCGGTGCTATCCGTAGTCCCTACTATCAAGAAGGTACGACTATACGTGTAGCGGCTGGCCATTACTTTGAAGAAAACCCATTGGTACTTCTACCAAATACTTCTGTTATTGGTAACGACTTACGTACAACATTTGTTGAACCACTAAACAAAGATTTAGATTTATTTCATGTTAATTCTGGTGTATACATTGCGCAAATGGCCATGCTTAATTTGCGTAGAGGTTCTGTCGAACGTTATGCTCCGGGCGGTGCAGGAACATACACTACAGGTGCTTATGCCACAGCATTTCCTCCAAATTTAGAAAATCCAATTGATGTATATCATTCACCATATATTCAGAACTGTACAAATCAATCAGGTCCTTGGCTATATGACGGTACAATGTTTATTCCCAATCAAACAGTGCAAATTCCAGATGCTGCCGGAACAAGTACATGGGTAGCAGGACAAAGTACAATTACAGTTTATATATCTACTGGTACAATTGAAGTTGGCATGAGTATTAATGATGCGGCAAACGAAGGATATCGTAATGCACAACTACTATTACAAGCAAACAGAACTTTTTTACAAAGTGAAGTTGTTGCCTATGTAAACACTACATACAATGGATTTTATTATAACGAAAATACTTGTAAACGCGACACAGGATTAATTGTTGATGCTATTGCACAAGATTTATTATTTGGTGGATATAGCCAATCAAATTTTGCTGGATTACAATATTGGAATCAGGGAGGAGATACTTCTGCTACCATTCCTGGAGAAATTAATACAACTACTCAAGCAATTCAGTATGCTGGAAAATTAGCCGCACAAGTTATCACAGGCACAACAGGAACTAGATATCAAAATACTGTTACACAAATAACAGCAACCTTGTTTGGTACAAGCGTAGAGGCAAAAACAGTTAGTGATGATTTTAATGTTATTGTCAACATTCTTGATAGAGGAACTGTAGGAGTAACTGATACTATAGTCCCTAATGGTATTGTTGCTAGTTCAGCAACTAATATTGTAAATGCTTATAATGCATTACAACTTAACAAAGAATTTATTCGTAATGAAACTTTAGCATACATTGAAACTCTACGTTCTGGATTTTATTATAACCAACAAAATTGCGGCCGTGACACCGGGTTAATTGTGGATAGTATTGCATTAGATTTATTATATCCTACCGAAGGAAATAGTCAAAGTACATTTGCTGGACTACAATATTGGAGCCAGTCAACTACTACAAATGCAATTCTTCCTGGAGAATTTAATACAACTACTAATGCGTTTAGATATGTAAGCAGTCTAACACAACTAATTGTTAGAAACATTACAACAGGTACACGTTATCAAACAACGTCTAGTCAAGTTACTGCTCTGCCTACGGCTACTGTAGTGGAATCGGGAAAAGTTAAAACTGATTTTGATACATTTATTAATATTTTGACCAGCGGCACTACTGGTGTATCTGATCTTATTGTACCAAATGGAATTGATGCAAGTGTATCAACGAGCACAGTTCGTGCTTATAATCTAATTCAAATTAATAAAGACTACATCCAACGAGAAGCAATTGCTTATATTGATGCTGTAAGTAGTTCAACACACTTCACTTACAATAAAGAAACTTGTTTTCGAGATGTAGGCTATGTATTAGATAGTATTTGTTTTGATTTGTTACATGGGGGTAATAAGCAAGCAGTTCAGTCTGGTGTGTACTATTACGGATACAATACTTCTACAGTGTTGGCCAATGAGATGCCTGCTACACTTGATGCATATCAACACCTAACAAATCTTGCGCAGAGTATTATTCAAAATGTTCCGGTTACTTCTTATCAGTCAACTGTTACACAAGTATTTGCTACATACACAGCAACATTTACTGAATCTGCAAAAATTTATAGTATTGTAAGCACTATTACAAATATTATTAAAAACGGTCCGTCTGTTGCTTCTGACAAGACTCCTATTAGTTTAACTTCAAGTACCAATGTTAATAATTACGAATCTGCAAAACTATTAACAGCCAATAGAAGTTTTATTCAATCAGAAATTATTGCCTATATTAACAGTAAATATCCCCCGTTATTTGATTATAGCAAAGAAACTTGTTATAGAGATTTAGGATACATGATTGACAGCGTTTCTATTGATTTGCTATACGGCGGTAATCGTCAAGCAATTCAAAGTGGTGTAGCATATTATGGGTATACTACTTCAACAGCAGTACCAAATGAAATTCCTCAAGTAACTGCGGCTTACAATTACATCAGTAGCATATTACCTTCTATTGTTACAGGGCAAACTATTACTCCACAACAAACTAAAGTTATACAAGTGACTAATTTAGTTGGTGGTCAGACTGCTCAAGGAACCCAAGCACAGTTAATTGTGTCTACTATTACAAATATTATTAATAATGGTCCAGGAGTTGCACAAAATTTAAGTCCTTTGCCTTTGCTTCCAAGTAGCAATTCATATGTTAAAAATGCGGCAACAATCTTAGAAGCCAACCGTGCTTTTATTCAAGCAGAAGTTATTGCCTACATTGGGAACAATTATTTTGTTTACAATCAACCTTTATGTTTTAGAGATACAGGATTAATTATTGATGCTGTAGCAGGTGATGCTCGATTTGGCGGAAACAAACGTAGTATTATTGCTGGATTAAGTTATTGGTCTGGTACTAATAGTTTAATTACCGGCCAACAAGTTGAAACGGTTGGTGCTATTAATTACTTGGCTTCAATTGCATCACAAATTGTTTCAAATACTGCACTCACTACCACATATCAAACTACAGTATCTCAAACTATAGATCTTTCTAAAGATAAAGGAGCAGTAGTTCAGACCCGTCTAACAGAAGATTTTGGAATTATTACAACTATTATCAATGGTGGTCCTACAACTGCTCCTGCGGTAGTAGACGATATCTATGCCTTAATTGTTCCTAGCGGGTTGAGTGCTGATGCTATTAATACTGCTAGCCAAGTTACCGCAGTCACAGAACTATCAACTGGTTGTTATGCAGTTACATTAAACAATCCTACAATTGCGGCCAGTGATAATGCTACTGTATATTTTGGTAGCACAAGTGTTTATCCATTTTTAGATGATCAAATACCTGCTTTATGGACTGTTGATCAATATGATGGAATTTTTACCGATCGTAGATTAGACCCTAATGGGTCAGGTGGCGGTGCATTAGTTGACGGTAATGCTCCTTCATTACGTTCACCTATTCAATCATTTGTTTTTGATGCGTTCACACAATTGAATCAGGGCGGTATCGGCGTTCATATTATTAACAACGGCTATGCACAGTTAGTATCTGTGTTTACAATCTTCTGTTCTACATCTGTACTAGTTGAGAACGGCGGTATCGCTTCTATTACTAACTCCAACGCAAACTTTGGCGACCAATGTTTGGTTGCTAAAGGTATTGGTCAGTTAAGTTTTGCTGGCATTATTTGGAATCCGCCATTCCCGACTAATATACCTAATAGCGAATACTATCCAATTGGCTACTGGCCAAATTCTCAACAGATGGAAGTTTTTATCCCTGATAGTTTGAATAGACCACACATTGGATTATGTATGGAAGTAGTTCCGCCTGACACTTATTTAGACTACGGCGGTAATCGTGTGCCATATATTAATGCCGCAGGGTATCCTGGATATCTAGTTGCTAGTTCCAACACTAGTACAGTTAATACAGGAAGTTATACTATCAACGGAATTGATATAACTGATATCGCTGTTGGCCATACAATTTACATCAAAGATATATACGGAAACGACGGCCCCGACAGTGGAGGAACTTACGTGTCAACTGGAACACGAGTAGTTGATGTAAACTATAGAAGTATTACCTTAGATAGACCAATATTGAATGGCGGTGGAGATACAACCAATCTTAATTTTTTAAATTTATATTTTTGTGGTAATGCTTATTACAATGTATTATCGAGTGTTGTTGATACTAGTTTGGGATCTAACATAACGACTAAAGCAGTTTTAGTTCCTGGAGAGGTAACAACAACTAGTGAAGCAATATTATATGCTAGAGACATTGCACTACAAATTATTTCAAATCAACATATAACTGGAACATATCAATCTACAGTTTTACAAACTATTGACACTAATTTTCAAAACGGCGCAAAGGCCGCAAGTATTGTAGCCGATAAATTTAATATAATTGCCGGAATTGTTCAGAACGGGTCAGGTTCTGGCCCAGATATTATACGACCTTCTCAGTATGTATCAATAACAGAAGAAAAAAATAGTGCAAGAAGACTGTTAGAAGAAAACAAAAACTTTATTCAAGCAGAAACTGTAGCCTATGTTGATCAAATTTGGCCAAGTCAATTTGTTTATGACCATGTAAAATGTAATCGTGATACTGGATTAATCATCGATGCACTAACACAAGATTTATTATTCAATACATCTAGTCAATCAACATTTGCTGGTATTCAATACTGGAATCAACAAGGTTATGTGGGAGCAATTGCAAGTCAATTAACCACAACAACTAATGCTGTAATACATTTACAAAGTTTAGTCGGAGAAGTATTGACTAACAAAACAACTGGATCAAGATATTTTACTGGATTTGCCTATGATTCAATTAAATGCAAACGTGATACAGGACTGATTGTTGATTCCATTGTTCAAGATTTATTGTTCACTACATCGAGCCAAAGTGTATTTGCTGGTTTACAATATTGGGCACAAAGTACAAGCACAAATTCAATTATTCCTGGAGAACAAACTACAACTACTAACGCATTCAAATATGTAAGTAGATTGGTTCAACAACTTGTTATTAATAGTACAGGTACACGTTATCAGACTAGTGCTACTCAAAATGTATCACTGCCTGCGGCTTCTACATCTGCTACAGTTAAGGCAGACTTTGATGTGTTCTTGAATATATTACAGACCGGAACAGCAGGAGTTACTGATCTTATTGTACCAAATGGTATTACAGCCAGCACAGCAACCGATGCTATAAATGCTTACAATATTATTAGAGCAAACAGAGAATATATTCAAGCAGAAGGTGTTGCTTATACCAACTTTATCAGTTCAGGCACAGGCTTTACCTATAGTACAACAAGTTGTTCAAGGGATATAGGATTTGTTGTTGATAGTATTGCATTCGATACACTATATGGTGGAAACAAACAGGCTGTACAAAGTGGCGTTTACTATTATAACTTTACAACAACCAATACAGTAATTCCAAATGAAAGTGTTCAAACATTAGGTGCGTATGCCCACATCAGCAACTTACTACCTTGGATTGTTACAGGTGTAACAACCGCGACTTACCAACAAGATGTCCTACAGGTTACAAATCTAACACCCGGTACTATTACAGAGGCTACAAAATTACAACGCTCTATAACAACCATTACTAATATTATTACTAATGGACAAACAACATCTACAGTCAAATCTCCAATTGGAATGACAATAACTACAACTGCAACTATGTTAAATGCGGCAGCCATTGTTCATGCTAACAGAGATTTTATTGCGGCAGAAACTATTGCCTATGTTAATAATTATTATAACGCACAGCCATTCCAAATTACAGGCACGTATAAGGTATCAACTGCAACAGTTAACGCTGTTAAAGGAGATTTCCAATACATCATTAATATTTTACAAAATGGTATTGATGGAGTTACAGATCAAATTGTTCCTAACTCTATAACATCAAGTACTAAAATTGATATTGTTCAAGCATATAACAAGATACAACAAAATAGAGAATTTTTACAACGAGAAGTTGTTGCTTACATAAATTCTACTTCTAATTTTTCTTATAATCAAGATAACTGTTTTAGAGACACAGGTTTAATTGTTGATGCAATTGCATTTGATATGATGTACCCAAGCGTTGGCAATAGTCAATCAACATTTGCTGGACTACAATATTGGAATCAAGCGGCTGACACATCTGGAACAATTCCTGGAGAACTAACAACAACAACTTCTGCTGTTATCTATCTAAGTTCATTGGCTCAACAAGTTGTTGTAAACAATACAGGTACACGTTATCAAAATACTACAACACAAAATGTTAGTTTAACAAAAGCAACTTCATTAGATGCTTCTGCTGTTGGTGCTGATTTTGGCGTCATTATCAATATATTGCAAAATGGTACTGCTGGAATAACAGATACAATTGTTCCTAATGGTAAACCAACTAATACTACAAGTACCAATAACGCCTATACTATCCTACAGGCTAACAGAGAGTTTATGATTGAAGAAACTCTTGCTTATATTAATTACATTTCAAGTTCAACATTTGTCTATAATAGAGATATATGTGCTCGTGACTTAGGTTATATGATTGACAGTGTAAGTTTTGACTTGATACACGGCGGTAACAGACAAGCAGTACAAAGTGGTGTTTACTATTATAGTTACATAAACACATCAAGTGTGATTACTTATGAATCATTACAAGTTAATGATGCGTATGCTAGATTATCAGATGTTGTTTCAACAATATTATTAGGTAATACAGTTCAAAAAAGTTCAGGCAATACTGCTACTCAAGTTACATATCTACTACCTGCATCAAATAATGAAGTTGCGTTAGCAAGTCGATATGTTTCAACAATTACAAGTATTATAAACAAAGGGCCTACTATAGCAAGTCCTGCGGTACCAATTGGGCTAAAACCTAGTTCTAAAGCATCTGTTAATAACGCATTTAATTTATTGTTAGCCAATAGATCGTTTATCCAAAACGAAGTACTCGCATATATTAACGACAAATATACTGGCTTTACCTATAATCAAGATAAATGTTTCCGTGATGTAGGATACATGTTAGATAGTGTTAGTTTTGACACACTTTACGGTGGTAATCGTCAAGCAATTCAAAGTGGTGTGTATTATTACTATTATACAACTTCAACTGCTATTCCTAACGAAATTCCACAAACTACTGCGGCCTACAACTATATCAAAGATCTAGTACAACCTATTATATTAGGTCAAACTATTACTAGTCCTCAACAGACTTTAGTACCTCAAGTTACAAGTTTAAGTTATACATATGACTCTGATAAGTGTTTTAGAGACACAGGATTGTTAGTTGACAGTTTTGCTATTGATTTAGAATTTCCAATTAATGGCTATACACAAAGTAATTTTGCCGGAATACAATACTGGAATCAATCAACATCAACTGTAGGGACTATTCCAGGAGAATTGACCACAACAACAAAAGCAATACAGTACCTAAGTGATCTTGCTCAACAAGTTGTTGTTAACAGTACAGGAACTGTTAAGCGTTTTATCACCACAGCAACACAAATTACTACAGGAACTACTGCAACATACGTTCAACTATATGCTGTCAAGAATGATTTCCAATATATCCTTAATATATTAAACAGTGGAACTTCTGGTGTTACAGATTTAATTGTGCCAAACGGATTAACAGCCGTTTCGACTGATGCTACAAGAGCATATAACATCTTACAGGCCAATAAGACTTACTTACAACAGCAGACTCTTTCTTATGTTAGCAGTATTGCAACAGGTGGGTTTACATTCGACACGGACAAGTGTTACAGGGATGTAGGCTATATGGTTGACTCAGTAAGTTTTGACATCTTACATGGCGGTAACAGACAGGCTATACAAAGTGGTGTATATTATTATTCATACACTACATCAACTGCTATTCCTTACCAAAGTGCTCAAACAATTGCGGCCTATGAACGCCTAAGAGATATTGTTCCTCAAATTGTACAAAATCAGACAGTTACTACTTCACCAAATAATACTGCTACTCAAGTTACCACACTAACATCAGCAACAGTATTTGAAGCCAGTCAAGTACAGAGTATGGTTGATTTAATTGTTAATATTATTAACAACGGACCAACTGTGGCTAACACAGCAACTTCAATTGGATTAACTGCTACAAGCACAGCCACAGTTTTAAATGCTGCCAAAATCCTTGAAGCCAACAGAGACTTTATCCAAAATGAAGTTGTAAATTACATAAATTATGTTTACTTAATTGGTAGTCAGACTGATGTTACTTACGTTAACAACAGCATCGATCGTATTACAAATATCATTGATGTTGGCCCAACTGTAGCCGACCCAGGAACACCAATTCCGTTAACAGAGAGTAATACTACTTCAACTCAAAATGCGGCCACATTATTAAATGCCAACAGAGCATTTATACAGGCCGAAGTAATTTCTTATATTAATAATATATTCAACACAGGATTTAGTTACGATAAAACTAAATGCAATCGCGACACTGGGCTAATTGTTGACAGTATTGCTATGGATATATTACATGGTGGTACTACACAAAGTGCATTTAGTGGTTTACAATATTGGAACCAAGACGGATACGTTAACACTATTGCCAATGAAATTACTACAACTACAAACGCATTTAGATATCTAAGTGAGGTTATACAAAATGTTGTTCAGAGCAATCCAGTAACAGTTAGCCCAGGCAATACTCTTACACAATCATTGTTCTTACCAACAGGTATCACAGCAACTGTGGCTCAAGTAGCCGCAGATTTTGATGTTATTCTTGATATATTGGCAACAGGTACTAACGGTGTAACTGATATGATTGTACCTAATAGTGTAACAGCCAGTACAACTGCAAGCAACATCTATGCGTTCAATATTTTACAAGCCAACAGAGCGTATCTACAACAAGAAGCAGTGGCCTATGTTGACTATGCGGCTAATCCTTCATACGTATTTGATCAAAATAAATGTTCTCGTGATACAGGATTGATTGTTGATGCTATTGTACAAGATATGTTGTTCAATACTTCAAGCCAGATGACATTTGCCGGATTACAATATTGGAATCAAGGCGACTACACAGGTGCTATTGCCAGTGAAATTACTACAACAACACAGGCAATTAACTATGTAAGTTCGTTGATGCAACTAGTTGTACAAGGTATTTCAACTGGTACTAGATATCAAAGTACTGTAAGCCAAATTACAAATGTACCACACGGTGCCGCAACTGATGCATCAGCAGTATTGGCTGATTTTAATATTATTACAAATATTTTAAGTAGTGGTACTGCTGGTGTTACTGATTTAATTGTTCCTAACGGAATAACATCTAGTACCAATGCTACTACTAAAAATGCGTACGGTATTATCCAGGCCAATAAACAGTACATTCAAACTGAGGCTGTTGCTTATGTAAATCATATTACATCTAGTACAGGGTTTGTTTATGATCAGGCCAAGTGCTACCGAGATGTAGGATTCATGGTTGACAGCGTTTCTATTGACTTATTGTATGATGGTAACAGACAAGCAGTTCAATCCGGTGTGTATTATTACACCTTCTCAGATACTGCAAGTGCTATTCCTGGAGAACAAGTTAAGACAACCATTGCTTATGACTATATTAAAACAATGTTGCCATACATTGTACAAGGTCAAGCAATGCCTGTAACTTATCAAAACACATATACTCAGACTATTAGTGCTTCTACAGGAACAACAACTGAAGTTACATTGGCACAATCTAAGATTGATCTAGCAACTGAAATTATTAATTTTGGTCCTGACATTGTTACTGTTAAATCTCCATTAGGAGTAACAACATCTACCAATGCAAATATTGTTAAAGCGGCTAACCTTATTCATGCTAACCGTACATTTATTCAGGCAGAAGTTGTTGCATATATTAGTCAAACTACTTCTACATTCACTTACAACAGAGATACATGTGCTCGCGATGTAGGCTATATGGTTGATAGTGTTTGCGTTGATATTTTATATGGCGGAAATAGACAAGCAGTACAAAGTGGTGCTTACTACTATGGTTATAACAGTGCATCTACTGCTATTCCAGGAGAATCAACTCAGACCCTAGCGGCTTATGCTTACCTACGAAGTATTGTGCCTAAGGTAATTGAAAATATTCCTGTCAATTCTGGATATCAACTCGTACATCCTCAAATCCTTAACACAGGAAGTATCGGAACAAGTGTAGAAGCCGCAATTGCACAATCAAATCTTGATGTAATAACAAACATTATTGCAAACGGACCAAGTGCGGCACCTGCTAAAACTTCAATTGGTACTACAGCATCAACAGCAACTAATGTTATCAACGCTGTACAATTGCTTGAACTTAATAGAAGTTATTTTGAAGCCGAAATGACAGGATATATTGGAAGCACATATCCAGGATTCAGTTACAGTCAAGCAAAATGCCAGCGTGATACTGGTCTAATTGTTGATGCAATTGCACAAGACTTATTGTTTGGCGGTACAAGTCAATCAACATTTGCAGGATTACAATACTGGAATCAAAATTCTGACACAACTGCTACTATACCAGGCGAGTTGACAACTACAACAGCGGCTATTGGTTATGTGAGATCGTTGGCACAACAGATTATACTGTCTGATACCAGCGGTCCACGTTATTCAACAGGCACACAAATTACAACTCCATACATGGGAATGGCCTCTGCGGCTACTACATTGGCTAGTAATATGAATGTTGTCTTAAATATTTTAGAGAACGGTACAGGCGGTGTAACTGATATCATTGTACCTAACAGTAATACAACAACTGATACAGATACACTCAACGCTTATAGTATTCTCGAAACTAACAAAGACTTTATTAAGAATGAAGTTATAGCAAGAATTACTACAGATAATCCTGGTTGGAATTTTGATCATACAACCTGTATGAGAGATGTTGGCTTTGTAATTGACTGTGTAGGATTTGATTTAACTCATACAGGTAACCGTCAAAGTGTTCAAGCAGGTGTTTACTATTATGGTTTTGGTTATACAACAGCCATACCTGACGAAATACCTCAGACTACTGCGGCTTACAATTATCTAAGAGAAATTGTTCCTAACATTATCACTGGCCAACCAGTTACTTCTGTTTATCAATTTAAAATCAAACAAATAACTGATATGCCTGTAGGTACAGCCGCTGAAGTAGCAATAGTACAAGCAAATATTAATACTATTACAAATATTATTGTTAATGGTCCTAATGTTGCTCCGGCAGCAATACCAATTTCTTATACAGAAAGTACAAATACAAATGTAATTAACACTTACAATATTTTAGAAGCCAACAGAGCATTCATTCAGGCGGAAATTACTTCTTACATTGATTGGACTTATGGCGGTCAACCCAATTACGATAAAAATAAATGTTACAGAGATATGGGATCTATTATAGATTCTGTTATTTTTGACACAGTAAACGGGGGCAATTATAAATCTGTAAATACAGGTGAGGGATATTTCTCAAGAAAAGGTCAATACCATATTGTTACACTTGAACAAAATATTACAGATCCAACTTTGTTTATTGATGGAGCAACTGTTAATTTCTTCCAACAAAGTTACATCTCTGCTTCTGGATATTTGTTTGAATATGTCGGCGCTGGAACACAATATGGTGCTTTACCACAAGTTGGTAAGGCTGACCCGGTACAATCTAAGGAAACTATACAATTGAATAACGGTAAGGTATTCTTTACATCAACTGACCAAAACGGTGACTTCCGAATTGGGCCAACACTGGTTATCAGTCAAGCAACTGGTGTGCTTTCGGGTCGTACATTCCAGAAATCCCTATATGCTGAAATGACTCCGTTCGTATTAGTGATCGGAGGAGCATAACATGGCTGGATTATTAAGCGGCGCACAACGTAATCGAAGTTCAAAATCTGGGTTTATTACACTAAACAAAACACAGGCACAGTTAGGTAATACTCCAACTACCTCAACTGGTTATACAATTATTACGGCCAATAGCCAAACAACCTACGCAACCACACTAGGGAAGTTTAACTTTACATTTAGTAACACTAGTTCTTATATGCAGACAATTATTCCAGATGGGAATAATGTTATTGTATCTCAAGGAACAGGCGGAAACTACATTTTAGGCCCAACGTATATTCCTGACCTACAGGCCAACACCGCATTCAAAGGCCCAGTGAAAGCCGCTACTACTGCTAACATTGTACTTGTCGGCGGTGCTCCCATAACTGTTAGTGGATATGATGCGTCCTATTTAGATCGTATCCTAGTTCGTGCTCAGGATAATCCTGCTGAAAATGGTATCTATTATATCACTTATTTAGGTGTAGGATATAATGGTACATGGTCAAGAACTACTGACGATAATACCTCAGATAAAATGGCTGGTGCCATTGTCAACGTTAGTTCTGGTACTGCTTATGCTGGTCGTTATTTTTACACAGACTTTGAATCTCAAAATGTGTTAGATGTTGATCCAGTTAATTGGTATCAAATTGTAGGTGACAATGTACCTAATCAAACAATAACAAAAAAACTTCTTGACGATAGTCCTATTGGAACTATTACTCCTAATGTAGGCTATTTTACTGATTTATATTCTTCAGGAACATTCCAAGTTAAGAAAATGTCAATTACTGGGACTGATACCAGTACTAGTACAACAACAGGTGCATTAGTAATTGCCGGGGGAGTTGGAGTAGGCGGTGATATAAACGCAGGTGGTAATGTTACCGCTGGCGGATTTGCTACATTTTCGAGTAATACTAACATTTCAGGTATTACACAAGTTTTAAATGCCACAAGTGCTACTTCAACGTTTAGTGCGGCTTTGTTAGTTTCAGGTGGTGTAGGTGTTAACGGTGCTTTGTACGCTCGAGCAGTATATGTTGACGGTGTTCCATTAGAAAACGCCTACTGGAACGGTGGCCAGATTTCAGATCCTTTCTATGTTGCCAACATCGAAAGTGCATACAATACCTATACCGGTGCCCTAAAAGTACTTGGCGGTGTTGGTATTGGCGGTGATGTCTACATTGGAAAAAGTTTAACACTTGAAAGTCCTAGAAGTGTCGATAGTGTATATTTCCGTATGCGTAATACTGCTACAAATGGGCAAAGTTACACATGGAATGTAGGTGGAAATAATGCCGCTGGACAAAGTGGTGCTAGTCTGCGTGAAGGCAGTCTAACTCTTTACGATGATAGAAATTTAACTTATAGACTAGCAGTTGTAAAAACTACAGGCAATTTGCTCGTAGGGCAACAGTCAGATAACGGAGTAGATAAACTCCAGGTTAATGGAAGTATTCAATACAAAGATGCCCAACTGTTTACCCGTGCCACCAGTATAAATAACACAAGTACTACAGTGGTTGACAGTTGGCCGGCGCTGAATTATAGAACTACAAAGAGTCTCGTACAGATTACTGACGGGACAGGACCAACAGCAAGTTTTGAGGTAAGAGAAATTGTGATGTTATACGATAATGTAGGTAATGTTTACAAATCAGAATACGGTATTATCTCAACTTCTGGTGAAAAAGGTGTCTTTACTGTAGACTATAATGCAGGAGGCAACGGTTTAGTAAGGTTATTATTCTCGGCTTATAAATCGAGTAACAAAACCATGAAGATTGCTAGAACAAGTATAACGATTTAATCATGTATTACAAGGAATAAGAAATGGCACTGAATAAAGATTTCGTAGTTAAACAAGGCTTGACCGTTGAAGGAACAGCGGTTTCGTCTAATACATATTCAGGTGCTTTATTGGTTGCCGGCGGCGGTGGCATAGGTGGTAATTTAAATGTAGGTGGCTACATTGCTCGAACTAATCCAATTAGCGATAATGTATTTTCTAGTGGTGCCGCTTTACGTTTTAGTGACAACATTTATACTGATATTTCAAGTACTGGCCCTGTACCTTTTGAAATTGTTAACTATTTTGGTCAACCTCAATTTGATTCTACAAATACAAATGTTACAGTTACAAACGCAGTTAGTATCTTAGTTAATGGTGCTCCGAGTACAGCCAGTAATAATCTTTCAATAATAAATTCATATTCTATCTATGTTACTTCAGGTACAGTATACATAGGAGAAACAAAAGGTAGTACTAGTACATCGGCTACTCAGGCGTTAGTTGTAGCAGGTGGTATTAGTTTTGGCAACGGCATTTATGGTGTAGGCGGCGGAAATTTATACGGCATATATAACATCAATAGTAGTGAAATCTTAACACGAGCCACTGCCAATAACGGACAACAACAGTTCCCTAATGAGTTAATACTATTAACCAATACTAATGCTATCAGCACAAGTACTGGTGCCTTACAATTAAGAAATGGCGGCGGCGCAGGTATTACTGGTAACTTATATGTTGGTGGCCGCATTGTAGGTTTAGGAACAGGAACATTCTTAAGTACAATTAATGCTGTTAGTACAACAACAGGTGCCTTAACATTACAGGGCGGTTTAGGTGTTGGCCAAGATCTATATGCTCAAAACGGATTCTTCGTATCCGGTAACTATAGTCTAACTACAGTTGCTGGCAATAGTTTAGAAGTTACCAATGGTGGTGGGTTAGGCATTAGCGGCACTGGCTATTTTGGTGGACAAGCATACTTTAATGCTCAGATAGATGCATCAAATACACAATCTGGTTCAGTAATTATCAATGGCGGTCTTGGTGTTGCTAACACTATTTGGGCACAGGACATAGTTGTAGCAGATGCATCAGTTGCTCAATCTTATAGTGTAGCACCGTTGGTTGTTGCTGGCGGTGTTGGCATTGGACAAAACTTAATTATTGGGTCCTCAATCAGTTCTACTGGTACAACAGCAACCAACGCGGTTGTAGTTGCTGGTGGTGTTAGTATTGGAAAAGATTTAACAGTTAACGGAAATACTGTTATCCGTGGTGATTTATTGTTATTAGGTACTGGTAAACAGGTTGTTGTTGATAGTACAAATACTTATATTGTTGATCCTGTTATTGATATTGGTGGTGGTGTTGATGGTTCAATGCTACAGACTCCTGATATCTATGATAAAGGATTGATGATCCACTATCAACCTAATGTCAGTACACTAACAGACTACAGAGCAATTATTGGACTTGATCATACTGCTCAACATTTCTTTTTAAAGAATAATATTCTACCTAATGCCAATGGATTTGTAGATATTACTCAATTGTATACAACAGGTTCTTGGGCAACTCTAGAAGCAGGATCGTTAATACTACACGATAGTACACCTGCAACAGTTCCAGGAACAGGTGCGTTAATTGTACCAGGCGGAATTAGTTCTGGTAAGACAAATATATTCAGTACCGATACAACATTCTTAGGATACAATTATAATCTAACAACTACAACAGGAAACACAGTTTATGTTCCTAATGGCGGTGTTGGTGCAAAATACTTATATGCTGAAACAGCCGCATATGTTGGTAATTCACAAGTTCTTACTACAGGAACAATTAACGGAACTATTGGTGGTGTTTTTACACTGACTTTCCACTTTACTAACCTAACACAATCAACCAGCACTACTACAGGTGCTATTATTATCGACGGTGGTCTAGGTTTAGGTGGTAACTTAAACATGGGCGGAACTTTTGTTACTACAGGTACTGCATATGTCTGGAGTAATCAAACATCTAATGATACCGGAAGTGGAGCATTAACAGTTGTTGGTGGTGTTGGTATTGGCGGCAATTTAAATGTTGGCGGTCAAGTATCTTTCTTAGATACCGATAACGCATTTACAAGTTCAGGTGGTGCATTTACTGTAGCAGGCGGTGTTGGCATTGCTCAAGATGTTTGGCTTGGTGGTATATTAGACATTGGTCAAAGTGCAAGAGTTGGTACTGATTTAGAAGTTGACCATAATTTAACTGTATTAGGTACCGATGATAGCAGTTCAAGAAGTCTTGGTGCTTTAACTGTTGCCGGTGGCTTAGGTGTTGCTCAAACTATTAATGCTACAAGAATTAATATTAACACAGCAAGTGTTAACAGTGGATCACAATCTACCGGTACAACATTTGGTGATTTAGTTGTTGCCGGCGGTGTTGGCATTGGTAAGGATACGTGGATTGGTGGCAATACACATATTTTATCAACTACCACTGTTTCTGGTACAACTGGGTCTGGAGCATTAGAAGTTTGGGGCGGTGTTGGCGTCGGCGGGGGATTGTATGTAGCGGGTAGTGTTAAACGAGTAGGCGACGTACAGGCCAACAAGTGGACTGTAAATGGTCCAGGTTTACAATTATCAACTAGCACATATACAGATTTAACATCGGTTGGCATTAATGCTGGTACAGCAGTAATTCATAGTATCAATAAACCAAGTTTAGTAGGAACATTGAACCCAACTTGGCGTGATATTGCTACATTATTCATTGAAAATTCACCAACTATAGTAGGCGGTGCCTCGGCAGCAAATCAATGGGCCTTATGGGTCAATGATGGACAGGTTAAAATTGGATCAAGTTCTGTTAATAACGGTTCGACTAATTCGGGTGCTTTAGTTGTTAGTGGTGGTATTGGTGCTGGCGGAAGTATTACTTCAGGTGCTACTATCAAGGGCGTTACAGTTCAGATTGTAAACAATCAAATTGCTTCTACAAGCACAGTAGGTATTGCTTCAAACAGCCAAATCACAATAGATACATTTAATGCAGGTGCTTTTAGAACTGCCAAATATATTGTACAGATTATTGATACAGGATACGTTCCAAATAAATTCCATGTTGAAGAAATTATGATTGCCTATGATGGTAGCGCACAAACAAATGGTGCTTACATATCCGAATACGGTATTGTTACCAACACAGGCGACCTAGGAAATTTTGATGCTGTTTATAACGGTGGTTTAATTAATATTGTGTTTACACCTAACTATGTCCCAACAAACATGGCTATCCAAGTGTTACGAACAGCAATTACATCGTCATAAATACCAATACAATTTAATCCAGCCGGAAAGAGGAGAGTGAATCTGAATGGCACAAAGTAACTTCGTCGTTAAGAACGGTCTGACGGTTCTTAACCATCTAACTGCGACATCAACCAGCACGGTTTCGGGTGCCGCAGTTGTCTACGGTGGTGTTGGAATCACCGAAGATGTTAATATTGGTGGTCGTACAGCATTCACTGGTACAGTTACAGCATTTAGTTCTGTAGATATTCTTCCTCTTGTATTAAGCACAAGTAGCACAACAGGTGCCCTAAGAGTTCGCGGGGGTATTGGTGTAGGTGGAAATATCTATATCGATAATATACAAAATTCTACTACTGCGACAGAAGGCGCACTGGTAGTAACTGGCGGTGTAGGTATTGGAGGTGATCTACAGGTACAAGGTAGCATAGTAGCGCAGGGCAATATAACTGCTAATGGAAATATTACTTTAGGTAATTCTACTGGTACCGATATACTGACAATTGAATCGGAAATCAACTCAGATTTAATTCCCAGAGTTAGCAATAAATTCAGCATTGGCTCTACTACAAGTTATTGGGCTAATTTATACGCTCAAAATGTAGGTGTTCTTAATACCGCTACATTCAATAACTTAGTTGTTCTTAATACTGCTACAGTACAAGGTGTTGATCTTTTAGCATACAATCAAAACTCATGGTATGTTGATCCACTAGTCGGTAGTGATACAAATACAGGCTTAAGACATTTAGATCCATTTAAAACAATTGAAAAAGCATTTACCGTTGCTGATAGTGGAGACACGGTTAATCTATTACCAGGAACTTTTACTGAAGATTTTCCTCTAACAATACCCGAAGGTGTTTCGGTTAAAGGCGCCGGACTTCGTGAAGTATTTGTTCAACCAACTACCGCAACCAATACACAAACTGCTTTTTACCTAAATGGTGGAACTACAATCAGTGATTTTACTGTTGGTAATTTTTATAAGCCAGGTTATGCGTTTAAGTTTGCTGAAACTACTGCCACTATTAGTTTGCGTTCTCCCTACATTGAACGCTTCACTGTTTTAACTCGCGGTAGTGTTAGGACAAAGAGCGATACATATGGCTATG